TTATTTTGATTTCATCGCACTTCTCTCGCGGATCACTTTGACTGCTGAGACAATAATGGCCGCGAGGAAAAAGAACGCAAGCAACTGAACCAATAATGAACGCGGATCAATCACGGTAAGCACAATAAAGATGAGTAACAGGGCCGCGAGTCTTTGCTGACGACCTTTTAGCGTGTTTGGCTTCAATCGATTCATCAAACCCCTCCTCAGTCTCGATGTTTCCAGCGCTAAACGTTATGTCAAGGTCAATGTACGACTTTTTTCGCTTTTCAACAACATTAAGCACTCGAGGATTGACTTTCGCGTTTACTCATTGTATTATCATCAAAAGTTAACTTCATCGACTTTTAGATGGTTCTGAAGACAAGATAGGAGGAAGCGCATGCGTATTATTTTATTTGCCACTATTGCGATTTTGACTAAGTTTCTCGCATTCGTTTTACTGATTGCCACCGTTTGGCAAGTCACCGACGTTGTTAAACATCAATGGCAACCACAGACCTCATTCTTGGACAAAAGCTGGCAAGTAATCCAGCTAGCAATCACAATTCTGCCATTGGCCTAGCTTACGAGAAAAGACCACTAACACCTGCTTGTGTTAGTGGTCTTTTTGACATTTCAAGCTTCTCAACTAATGTAAAAAGACCGTTTCGATCATCTTCCTCGCCAATGCCGCTGCAGCCCGTGAACCAAAAAAATCCCATAATTGTCAGCCAACATTGCCGAACAATTATGGGACGTTGAATTAATTACTTGCCCTTAGTATCCTCTTCGTTCATGTTCAAAATGCTCATAAAGGCTTCTTATAATGTCCTTTGATTTCAACTAAATACTCTGATTTAATCCGCTTATATCGCTTTTAAATTCAGACATTATAAGACAATTTCAGCTCCAATTGAACTATTTCTTTTATGTGATCTTTATTTGATTAGAAATTCCGTCGGCAAATCGTCGGCAAGTCGAAATTTCTCTTGAATATTTCGAACGTATGTTCGATAATATTTGAAGGAGGTGATCGCATGAACCAGATTGTAATCATAGACAAATTTTATATAAGTAGGAAAAACTGCCCTGCTGGCATGACCAAAATTAGAGTTGCTGGTGAAACTATCGGATTAATTGAAACTGTTAAGCTGCTGGACGATTTACCTCGCCTGTTGAACCGATCACTGACAGATGCCGAACAAGCCGAGATTATTAATCTGGCACCACGGTCCCTATCAATGATTGCATGAGGTGAAAATATGGCACACATTAAACCAGTTGACGACCCGGAAGCAACAGCAGCGAACTTTTTCAAAAATGACTATCAAGATCGAGGAATGGTAAAGTGGCAAGGTTACTTTTTAAGCGACCACACCAGCGCACTCAAGACTGAAGCTAAAGAAGATGAACAGATGTGGCATCAGCAGATTCCCGATCCTATGATGCCTACCCGCATCAAAGAACTTCTTGAACAGGCACAAACGAAGAGCCAGACAGTCATTATCTACACAAATGTCACCGACCTCAACCAACGCTTCCAAATCCCCATCATTGGACGCATCCAAGGCTGGGAAAATCAGATGCTTTATCTAGGCGACGCCAATTTTGTCGCAATCAAAGACATCCGGGCCGTCATCATCGATTCAGTCGATTAACACTTTGATTGGGTTTCTTCTATAGTAATTGATTCCGTTTTTAGCGGCCGTTCTTCGGAGTGGTTGCTTTTTAAATTATTCTAGATTCGGGTATAGACTTTTTAGCTTCTCAGGTATTTCTTTATATGTAGGGCAACAAAAAGAAAGGACCCTCCTCATGACAACACACCATTTTCTTAGTGGTAAGTATCTGATTACCATCGAAAAATCCGACAACATTCTAGTAGAAACTCGCTTGCTTGTATCTAAAGATAAGCGGCTTATTGATCAACACTATTTAGCCCGCATGGATAAACTCATTGAAAAGTATGGCATGCCGCTGGAGCCTATTCATATCGATACCTTCAAGGATTAGCGTATAAATTTTGCCCTACAGGCCGTGGAAACACGGCTTTTTTTGCGTAATCTCTATGTAAAAGGAGGTTAGCGTATGAAGGCTCAAACCTTTGCACTTTCAGGCGGCTTAACAATGGAAATCATCAGCGATGGTCAAACAATCTCGGTGGCACTTGTGGCAATAGGCTCACACAATGATATAGATCGTGTTTATCATCAGATTGTGACACTGGCAAAAGAGACATACGGCTCACCGATAGCTGGTTTTGAACTATAAAAATAGGCCGCCTTTATGGGCGGTCTATTTTTTGAGTGTACTCTATGCTTGACTAAGCCGTTTCCCTTCTGAAAATGAAAAAAGCTTTCGCCGACAGAGAAATGAATGATTATCACCAACGTGACCAACGTAATACTGGCAATCATCGCACCTCTCGAATTTCTGCAAAAGCTAAAGAAATCAGGCTTGTAACCTATTTCTATTCATTAATAATACTACTAATACAAATCTTCTAAAAGCTCAAATTCACATCAATTATGAGCAAAAAAAAGAGCCACCAACCGCGTTAGCTGTCAGTGACTCTATTATTATGGCTTGCCAGGGCCAAATTGTGTGTATTGCTTTGGCAAATAGGTGCTGTTGCCGACTAGGTACATCGGCTTGCCATTGATGGTCTTGGTACCGTTGTTCTTCCACTGTGTGCCTGTCTTGAGGCGCCGGCCCCAATACTTGCCGTTACCATCATACACATTGACGCCCCAGCCCTCTTTGTAGTTGACCGTGAGAACAGCGTCGTCGATATTTGTGTATTTGATAGGTAGATACTCGTTACCGCCATTGATTTTGCCGACCAGTAACATTGTCTGGCCCTTAATCACGCGGCGGCCTTGTACCTTCCAGCGGGTACCATGAGCAAGACGGCGCCCAGTCCACTGTCCATTGTCATAATAGGTGTTCACTCCATAGCCTGGTTGATAGACAACCTGAGCGACAGACTCGTCAATCGCCTTGTGTGGCCATGATTCGACAACACCGGTGACGCCATTAAATGCTTCCTGATCCCAAGCAGCTAAACCGTTGGCCTCAATGGTCGAGATGATTGTTGCGGCGTAATTTGGTGCCGTGGCATAGCCGTCAGATTGTACTAAACGGGCAAATGTCCGGTAGTCCTTAACGCCCAAAAGATTGTGATACCGACTATTGTCGACAAAAAAACTAGCATGATCTAGCACGCTAGTTGACCAATCAGGATATTTTCTAAACGCATCATTAATCGTGTAGTAGCCAGCTGCCGCAGACCATTCTTGCGTCGGGAACCACACCGATTGACCGTTATAGGTACCTTTGATACCAAATAAGTTGTTATTTGGTGGTAAAGCAAGCTGTGATGACCCCCAAGCTGATTCGATAGCTGCTTGGGCCGCCGTCACAGATGGTAGAACTCCTCGTGACCATGATTTCAATGCTCCTGCTTTAATTGCTGCGAAAAATACTGTTGGATTAGTCACTCATAGGGCCTCCTCCCTGTTCATCCGTTGATACATCGACTACACCTGTTTGAATTGGCTCATTGCTATTCTCCAGGGCTGTTATTTCAGCCAATTTATCTTCAAGCGCCTTGGTTACCTCGCTAGCATCGATTTTAATTGTCGAAGCACCGACGGTCTTGGCTGCTGGTTTTTGTGTGTCATACGCAAGATGCATTGCACTGACTGCTGATTCAACAGCTCCAGCAATAACTTCATCGCCTAAGACCGGTAAACCGAGTGTCTGCAACGTAGATTGCACTAGCTTAACTGCCTGAACCTGCTTGTCCTTGTTATCAAGATCACCGGCCTCTAACTTGTGCACGACAAAGACTGCGGTCTTATTGACGATATCCAGAGCTGTTTTAGCTGCCTGATTATCCTTAACTGCAGCATCAATCTTAGCCCGATGCTGCTGATAGTAGGTATAAATTACACCAATAATAATTACCAGAGCTTGTGTGACCAATTTAGACATTTGCTGATTCATTCATTTCGCCTCCATCCACTGGTTGATCTGTTTCATTACTCTCTGCCGTACCGGCGGTGATAAGCTCAGTTGAATTTTTGCGTGGATTAAGATAAAACCCAAGTTCTTGTGCAACCGCGCCACGCAATGCTGGTTCAACGTCATCAATGGTGCCACGCTCGTTTAAAATATCGGCGACACGCAACATCACCTGCGTTGAAGCCATACCCTCGTTTTGCTTTGCCTGCATACCTTGTTCAATCTTAGCTGCCATGTTATCCATTCTCCTTTTCTTCTAGTTGTTTCTTTAGTGACTCGTTTTCCTTTCGAAGCCTGTCGTTGTCAGCGTTGACTTTGTCATAAAGGTCCATCATCTCGTCGTGTTTTGTTTTGCGCTTAGACTCGCTAAAAGTTAGCAATCCAATAAAGGCCGTGATGATACCAGCCAAATAAGGCGCAATTTCCAGAATATTATGATTCACGCGTATCACTCCTTCGTGCCATGATCAGCACAAAGGCTGTGATGATTGTGTTGGAAATCCAACTCATATAATGTCCAGTCGCTACCCAAATCAAGAACTGATATGACGATAGGAATCCCATCAAACACGCGGCTATTGTAATGAAGCGCCTGTTCCACTTAACCGAAACACTCCCTTCCAAAAGCCAAAGTAACAGTCCCAATCCATCTGCCACGAAAAAACCGCCAAACAAGTCATCGTTAAAAAAATCGACTGCATACGGCGGCCACATAAAAAAGCGATCGTTTGTGATTAGCCACACTCCGATCGCTATCAGACCTACTCCGAGCCAAAAATGCTCAGGATAGGTTTTAACTTTGTCCCACATATCCTTCCCCCTAAGCTTGAATTTGCTGATAGACATCAACCATCGACCCATTCTTAACATAAATATTTCCACGCAAATCCATGCTGACATTAGTTACCGCCGCGCCCTTAACCAGGGTTGACCACTCCAAGGTCAAATCATTTTTAAACTTTGATATTTCCAGATTATTTACGCCATTTGAATTAAGTGAACCTGAGTATCTAATCAAAAATAAGTTACCTAATTTATCCATTAAAATGTCCGCATCAACAACTGAGCTGATATTTGGCAACTTATATTGGAACACTTGAAGATTTGTCGTGATCTTGTAAAGGCGTGGTGTATCTGTGGCATAAGTGATAACCACAAAAATATTTCCCGCCGCGTCGTAAGTCATTTGCGTTGAGTTAGAGACATTTCCATGGTCTCCAACAGTAATAAATGTCTGAGAATCATCTTTGGTGGCAACAAGATTTCCATCAATATCATATTTATTCAACTTAATTCCATTTACTCCTTGAGAATAGAGCACGTAGAAAAAATTGTGATAGTAGCTGATTCCAAATGCGTTAGAGCCAAAAATAATATTTCTTTGTGAACTAGCGGCTGTTTTAAAGTAATCCACACGTCGATAGTAAGTGCTAAAGGCCATAAATTCACCCGTTTCCGATACGGCCAAAGCATTGTAAGGTACATCAGACCCTCCGATCTTTTGTGTGATGTCACTAGGAC